ATAAATAATACCAACTTCGTATGTTCTATCACTATGTAAACTTGTTGGGTTACCTATTTCTAAAAAAGTAAAATCTGCACCTGTAATTTCATAGTATTCGTAAACACTAACTGTAATAGCCGCTCCTGTAGGGTCGTCAACAAATCGCATAGCGGGTAATACAAAACCAATATTGTTAGAACCGGGAGAAGCCTCTATCCTAATCGGTTGTCCTGCCGTTGATATACCACTTTCAAGTTTAGTTAAGTTGCCTAAATTATTATTTATAATACAATTAAATTCATCGGTAAAAGTGGTTCCATCACACGCATCAACTACAGGTTCTATGTTTGTTATACTACCAACTGCATCTATAAAAGAAACACTTGTAGCGAGTTCGTATACACTATTGTAATCTTGCGGTAATATAAAACCAAATGATATTTCAGCACTTTGCGTGGTTACATTAGGGAAGTCCGCAGGATTACCTGAAAACTGACTGTGTGTAAAAAATATTTGAATAGAGATAGAAGCTCCTGCTTTAAGCTCTAAATCCCCAACGTCTATAAAAGCAACTTGAGATTGATTAACTGCTACCACCCCATCTATGGTATAAACTGTAGCAAATAGTTCTTCTTCAATATCTTTTAATCCAATTATATTAGCTTCTAAATCTGCCGTATATTCTAATTGCGTAGGAAATCCACCTGCAGTTACAATATCTCTTTGTTCTAAATAATTTGCATAAATTAATCTATTACCCATTATAGTTTGAGCAGTAGATAATAAAGGTACGTTGTCGTATAATCTTAAAATTTCACTTGATGGTAGTATTGTAAATATTTTTTGGTCACTAAATGTGTAAGTATATTCTGTGTTATTAAAAAGTCCTAAGTCTTCTTTGTTTAGTTTTTCAATAACTTTAATAGTACCGGAGTTCATGTCTTTGAATAGCAAATCAACACCCACTACTAATTCACTTCCGGAGTTGTATGTTATTTCAGCTTGATTCCCAAGGTTTAACATTCCATCATTTAAGCCTTTTGCAAAACTAAATTGAAAAGGACTTGGTATAAAAGCAGGTGCAGAAAATTGTGAGGTTGCGGAGTATTCACTATCAGCGTATTTATACCTGTATGCAAAACTTATAAACTTATCTTCTAAAAAATTATTTTGCCCTGAAGTTGGTAAAGTTTTAACAAGCGGAGAATTTAATGGTGGCTTCTTAATTACAAGAATAGATTCAGCAGTAAAAGCATCAATTGCTGCTTGAGGATTAGGATAGTCTCTTTCTGTGTTTATAAATCTTGGAGGATTATAATTATCAGTAAAAAACAATAACTTTGAATCTACTAAGTTTACACCGTTAATTAAGTAATCTTCGTTAAAATTTAAAGTAGTATTTATATTACCACCATCATTAACACTAATAACGTGGTATGTTAAGATGTTTGTTAAAACATTAAGAGAAACAATAAGGTCTAATTTGTTTGTAACTTGAGAAGTAAAACCGGGGTCCGTAACAAACCAATATATAGTTTCATTCGCACCATCCTCAAATGCACCTATACATTTTGCTTGACCCGACAAAGGTATACCTTCGTATTCAAGACTTGTTAAAGCAACATTCCCTTTTGCATTTTCTACAGAGCCAATTTCTGTTTCTTCTGTAGAACCTAACCTTACGTTTAAGGCATCAGTATATTGCCCATTAGGAATAAGTCTCTCATCGAGACCTTTGTTCATAATACCCGCAATAAAATTTCTCTGTGTATTCGCCATTTTTATTTAAGCCATTTATCCTTGCCTCTTAAATTCATAAGTAAACGACCCGGATGTATATTACTTATTCTAATTTTTGCATTACGCAATAAAGCACTTTTTCTTTTACGAGCTCGTGCGATAATATATTCTTGAGTCATTGCTTTAGAGTTAAGTATTGCATACTCGATATAAGCATAAATATAATCTTCAAATAATTTATTAACACTAATTTCTGTATTGTCTCCACCCTCCATTCCATCTGAAACATACTCAAGAACTATGCTTTGATTTGCTAAATCAGAACTAAAGTTTATTACTCCTCCTTTTTTGTTTATACTAAAAGTAGGATTAGAGTTGGCGGTTTCTGTATTTAAACCATACCGAGCTCCTATTGAATAATCAAAATACCACAAACCATCACAACAATACCCCTCCAATCCATTAAAAGGACTATTAGAGTTTAAATAAATCGACCTTGTACTTCCTTTAATTCTATCTATATCTAACTCTGAGAATTGAGGACTTAACGCATTTCCTTCATGGTCAAATAATATCCTACAATTATTGTCTTGCAAATATGCATCAGACCAATTTGTTTGAATGTTTTCAGTTAAAGGGTAAAGCATTCCATTTTTATAAATAGAAATACGGACCCAATTTACATAATCAGATGGTAAAACAAATCTCAATGAATTACAAATAGTTAATTGTAAAATTTTTATTTCTTTAAATGCATCGTAATTTAATTCCTGTATACCTCGTTTAGCGTGAAACAAAACTTTATATCTTTCCTCGTTGTTTATCAAGTTATGATTACCTGCATACATTAACATAAAATTGTTTACGATATCATACAATGACACGTATTGGTAAGAACCCCAATTAGCATCTTCGGGTTGGTTCCCATTGTTTTCATAATATTCGTATTGTGATATATATGGCATAATCTATTATTTTTCGTCTGTGTCTTCTTTTGTTTCTAAGCCTTGTGCAAACTGTACGGCTCCTACTTCTCTAATTGACATACCTGCATATTGTAAAATTTTTAAAACTAAAGTTGGCTCATCAGAAATTGATAATTCAAAATCTTGAAAGTCAGATTGAGTTTGGTCAAACGAAGGTTCGCCTCCTAACAAGGTAACATATGTCCATTTAGGGTCATTAGGATATCTTATGTATTGACATTCTACGGCACCGATAGTGTTTATACTTGCAGGAAACAAACTTAAATTAGGTTCCTGTTGAGTATATGCCGGAAACATAGTTGAGGGTGCAGTAAGCAAAGAATTATTAAGCATAGTAATTTTGCTTTGTGTAACTTTTTCTGCTTCATTTACAACACCATCGTCATAAATAACATAGTTTTGTGGAAACACCGTAAATATATCTGCATTAAGTTGAAGCGTGGTAGGGTTTACTACACTTACAACTTTAGCAACTTGTTGTGTTGTAACATTTCCAACAATATCTCCAACACCAACACCGGCTGCAATAAAGTCTGAAGAGTTATCTTCAAGACCATTTACCACCGCATTCGTGTTTACACCTGAAGCCAATAAACGAGTGTAAGCTAATACTTTATTTAACAAGTAATAATTATCGTTTGTTGTACTTGGACTTGGGGTAAAAAACTCATTATTAACATTATGTAATAAAAAGTTAGTTTTGGAAAATATATTTATTACTTCCTCGTATCCTTTTTTGATATCGGCATATCCTGTCCCTGATGCTCTTGCATTTTCTTTATTTATTTGATAGTTGTACTGATAAAAATAATCTTCAAAAATATCTAACTGTGCCTGTTTAGCAAATAAATTAAAGTCAGAGGGTGAGATGTACCCATAATTATTTTTATTTAGTACAGACAATACCGTATTTCTTACCGAATTAATCATTCCTAAAATGTTTAATACAAAGATACACAAAAAAAAAGAGGGTAGTTAAACCCTCTCTTCCTATTATTATGATTAAAAACCAACACACCTTTCACACGTGTTGAGCCTACAATATACAAATTACATTTGACTTTCCAAATATTTTAATTGGTCTATTCCATCTTCACTCTTAAACCAATCTGCTAAAAATTCTTGTGGGTCAACCCCAAATGGAATTGAAGTCATTCTTTTTTTATTTCCCTCCATATTAAAATAAACATCTTTTCTTTTATTTCTATAACTCAATAATTTATTGTCAAAAAATAATTGAACTTGAGATTGCAATTTAACATTAGGGTCATTTATAAGGTTTAAAAAACCTTGTGGATTTCTCTTTGCAAATATTAATATATCTCTTTTTAATTCAGAGCTACTCAATTTACTGACATCCGTATTAAAAACCACTCGAGCAATATTTTCCATCTGCTCTATGGATAAAGATTTAGCCTCTACTAATGCATCAACCTCTGCAGTTAACACCTCTACTTCAGCAGCAGCATCTTTTTTGTGGTCCACTTCAACAAACTTTTTTCCATTTAAAGGGTGATAGTGTAAAAACTCCTGTAGTATAGGATTCTTTTTAGACACCCTAAGCATTCCATCTTCAAAAATTACAGGAGTAACAACTACGTTACCATCTTGTTCATCTACAAATGGACTTCTTTGGTTTATTGAAAATCTTAATTCTCTATTAATCCCTTTATCTTCGTCAAAGTATAACAAAGCTGCATTACGGGAACTTCTTGAAGGAATGATGCACGACAATGGTGCTCTATCTCTTGTGAGTTTATAAACTCTATCTTTTAATTCTGCTTTTTTCATTTTTAAATAATTTAATTTTAATTCAATTTATAATAAAAGGAGAGGTGTCTTTGAAGACACCTCCCTTTTAAATTCAATATTAGTCTTCGAAAAGGACGAAGTTGTTCGCACCCATTGTACAAACACATCTTTCTGATAAGAAGTGTACCTCCATAGCATCTAAGCTACTTGTAGCTGCACCACCTGCAGAACCTGTAATCCAAGTCTTATATCTTCGGTCTTCAGTTTCTGAAGCTCTATATCTTACGTGTAGATAAGGTCTCTTAGCATTTTTGCCAAGAACTTGGTCGTACACAGATGTAGAACCTGCAGGAACAAGAAGTCCATTGATTGAACCGGAACCACCGACACCGGCTGCTCCTACTGCTAAACCACCTCTCATTGTAGGGTCGTTTAAGTATTTCCAATCAGTTTTATAGAAATCATATCCTCTA